AACCATTTCGCCGTACTCGGGGTCACGCATACGCTTTACTACATACAGGTCATGCTCATAAATTAGGTCTGGCTCTTCGCCATCTTCGGCGGGGCGGGAATAAACTCCGCCGTTCTTACCTCTAAAGAATGGGAACGGGTACTCAGGAATAGTGTATGTAACCGGCATAAACGCAGCCGGTGGGGTAACTTGAACAACATTATCTTCCGGTGCGGCTTCAGCAATCTCGGCACCAAGCACAATAGGCGATTTGATCTGACCCCAATGCGGGCACTTGTCGCAGATGTTGGGGTTGTTCTTATTAAATACTTCGCAGGTATAGGGGCCTTTAATTAACTTAACTTTGTTTTCAGTCTCTTGCTCAGAGTAGTTTGGGTGTCCTTTAGATATCTCATGTACGGCTGTATCACTATCTACACAGTATGCTGCAATTGATAACGCGCCACGCCAAAGCGGCTCTTCCAAACTTTCTTGGTTATCCATCGCATACTTTATCTGAGCACACCCCTCGCTGTTCTGAGTTTTTAGCCAAATGGTTTGGAACCGAGATTGCCGGTTACCCATCAAGGCTTTGGTTAGTTCATTTAAATTGCTAGTAGCATAGTCAGGCGCTTCTCCGTCTGTGTCGGATACACCTAATAAAGTTTTAAACGACTCAAAGTCTACTGGTTGCGAAAGGTGCTGTAGTTGGACTTGCGCAGGGGGATCAGGTTTATAGTTTAAAGTCTCCGGTATTCTTAAGATAGATGCTGCATCTGATGTACGAGCAGGGTCGGCTTCGAGGTTGTAATCGACGCAAAGTTTCTTTAGTTTCTCTGCTACACGCTTCCAATCAAGTCGAGGGACAGCCGATATCAAAGGCCAGTAGACATGAAGCCCCCGCCCTGAATTAACAATAGTCGGCTTAGGAAGCCCTAATGCTTTGCAAAAGTTGAGCAGGGCCAAAGCCCCATCAGCCTGATCTGCATAAGGTTTTCCTTCTCCGCAATCGATATCAAGCCAAAACGACTTAATATTTTTTACGTTATCCGCTGTCCGTGTGGAAGGCTTTTCGTACTTCGAGCAGGCAAAATAAACATCATAGTGCTTGCTTAAAAGGGATTGTATTTCTTGGTCTGCTTCTACCAGCGTCTGTACAAAGACCTGTTTGGGCAGTCCTTTTTTCTTCAAGCCGACAATGCAGTACCACCCCTCTGTGGATAGCACCGCCGACAATAGGTCTGTTGTAGCCATTCCTAATCCAAGTGGACTTTAGTTTTAAGTTTCGCAATGACTTCCTCAATCTTCTCAATCTGTTTTTTGCGAGGCATTTCTTGACCCTTAAACCATTTGTATACGGTCATACGGCTTACGCCGAAGAACTGTGCTGCGTCCGAGACTGGGATATCTTGAGCAATACACAACCTCCCCAGCATGACACCGGGGTGGGTTGCGATTGCGCGTTTGTTAGTTTCTATTAGCCGAAACGAGTAGCCGCGTGTTTCTGCCATGCTTACTCATCGTCGGTAGACCACTCATTGAGGACATCAGCAAATTCTTTCTTGGCTGCTGGCTCAACATTTTTCTTAGCCGTTTTCTTGGTCGGCTCGGCTATTTCGTCAGCAACATCTACCCGCTTTGCCGATACCGATATGGTCTTTGACTTCGGCCCATCAGTTTGCGTTGGGGTTTGTACGACTGCAGACTTAGCAGCGGGGCTATTGCCTTTCTCCTTAGCAACTGACCACTCTTCACGCTCCAAGAACCTAACCGGCTTAAAGGTCAGTTTGGGGGTTGCGCTGTCCGAGTCAAACTTCATCTCGGTGACTAGGGTATTGATGTTCTTGCCTTGCGACCCTACATACTTAGCGTACTGCTGGAAAGGCATCTTATCCAAATCGCCACGACCAAAGATTGAAGTAGAAGGCAGCGTTAGTTGGAATACGTCTCCACCTATGTCGCTCTCAAGAACCACAGCAAGCCTTTGTTGGAACCGGCAAGCACGGGAGTCGCCCGAACCAGACCCTTTAATGTTTTGGGGGCACCCATCACAGGTCTTATTTTGTGCAGACTCGATACTTGAGTCAGGCGTAATACCGTCGTTTGACCAGCAGTCAGGCGCAACCGACTCTCCAGCAACATAAGCACCAGAGTAAAACTGTCGGGATACGTGCGGATTGCCGTTAACAATAACTACGTTCATTGCACGGTTTTCGTTCTTAGCAATCTCTTCACCGCTAACCATCATGCGGAATACACCGCCACGAATAGAAATACGTTTTAGTGCTGTATTACCCGCTAAAGACTTAGTTAAGTCATCAAGTTCAACTTCCTTAAGGTAGTCGGGCAGATTTTGATTAAACAAAGCAACGTTGCTCATTATTTTCTCCTAATGGTGATTTCGTACTCTTGATCCACATTTAATCCCGGTGGATGCACATCGGGTCGATCCTCTAAAAACTCACGCATATTTGTTTGATGTATGCGCTTTTCCAACAACTCCATAGCACCATGTTCACGCATGAAGCCGTAGAAACTTTCCCAATCATTAGTCCAGTACCGATTCTTAATTGTTCGGTAGGCTGTGCCATTCTCGGTTTTGAAACTTGTGACGCCGGTTTCTTTAGATATCTTTAGCAACTCTTCTTTCAGAGTTCGCATCTGTTCATCAAGGGTCGCAATTTTACCATCGTACTCGCGTGTTAAATCTTCTTTAGCGTTACGAATTTTGATGTAAACGGCGACGATTTTATCTATGGCTTTATCCATATATGTCCTCTTGGTTGTTTTTTACTATTGTATCTAAAAACTGTACTTTGTCAAGTATCTAATTCTTTTTTGTACAAATCAATTATCTTAGTGTGGAAATCTAATTTGCTCTGCAGCATCGCATACAACTTTGTTTCTACAGGACTACCTTCGATATGCACCACAGTTACAGGATTCTTTTGTCCTTGCCTGTGCGCACGCGAGTTAGCCTGCAAGTATGTCTCAATAGATGTCACTGGGGCATACCATATAACAACGTTTGCAGCAGTTAATGTTACTCCATGTGCAGCGGCTTGTGGCTGTATTAATAAAACTTTGGGGTTAGGGTTTTCCTGAAAGCGCTTGAAGATGTCTGTGCGTTTATTGACGCTTACAGAGCCGTTAATAACCTCCGACTCTATCCCTTGTTTGGTGAGGTAATCTTTTAGTAGATTAATAGTGTGAGTAAAAGGTACGAAAATCAATACCTTATGTGAGGCTTCTTCAACTACTTCTTGAATTACCTTGAGACGGTTTGATACATCGAATTCAATTACGTTGCCGTTGTCGGTGTAGACCGCACCGCCTGAAATCTGTAGTAATTTAGTCAGGCTTGAGGCGGCGTTGACAGCCGATACCTCTTCTCCAGCAGCGGCAATAAGCATATCTTTCTTTAACTGCCGGTAGTATTTCTCTTGCTGCGGGGTCATGGGGACATACCGAGATGTGTAAAGCATTTCCGGCAAGTCAAGGCATTCTTCTTTCGTATACCGAATGGCTGGCTGCAACAGGTCATGCACGACTTCGTTTGCTTTCGGCTTTGGTATCCACTTAAACCTAGTCAATTGATACATAACAGTATCTCTAAACCCACCCAAGGTCATCGGCGCTCTTTCGGGTACGCACAATTTGACAAGCCCGTAAGCATCAAGCGGAGACTGTGCAGCAGGAGTGCCGGTCATCATCCATAACCATGTGGTCGGTTGGATAATGTCTTTCATTATCTTGAAGCGCTGAGTGCGGGAACTCTTATAGGCGTTTGCCTCGTCAATAATGATTAGGTCAAACTTCCCATTCTTGATATCGTCTTTTACAACCTCTACCCCATCAAAATTAATAATGACGTAGTCTGCCCCGCCGTTGATGATTTCGGCTCTTTTCTGCTTGGCTCCATAAGCAACGTCTACGTGCCTGTGGATTGCAAACTTAAATAGGTCTGCTTGCCATGCGGATTGCATAATAGATAAGGGACAAATAACTAGCACTCGACGGATAATCTTTGCATCCATCAGGTAGTCAGAAGCCCATATGGCAGAGGCCGTTTTGCCAGTGCCCTGCTCGTTAAAGCAGAACGCCCGTTTGTGTAGGGTCAGAAACGATGCTGTGTCTTTTTGATGCTCCATTGGCTTATGCAACCCCGGCCAATCGTAGTCACGCTGAATTGGGGACGGTACTTTTTTAATCCGTAACTTACGCAAAGCTTGGGCTTCAGACAGCCCCCAGTTGACGGCTACCTCACTAACTTCCCCCTCTTTTTGTACAACTTTGCTCTTCTTGATTGTTTCTGTAATACGGCTAGGAAACTTAGTCTTAACTAGCAGTATCCGGTCATTTATTATTTGCACGCTTCTTTTCCCGTGGGCTAACTTCTGAAATTAACTTCTGTTTGGAGTCACGATCAAACGAACGATTATTGGCTGCTGACGTAACTTTTAAACCGTCTTTATGTGAACCACCTTTAGACAGCGCCTTAACGTGGTGTACGTCTTTGCCATCCCCCTTGCTAACTTTGCCAGCCTTTTCCATGATTCGCCGTGCTCGGTTGCGCTCGGCACGTTTCTTTTTAACCATCTCGGTGCCATCATAGTTTTCGTATTCTTGCTTGTAGTTGCGGTCGGCTTTGTTTGCGTAGGGCATGGTAGTCTCCTAATAAGGTTTCCCAAATTGTGGATTATTTTTGATACCTAAGTCAAGGGCCAGCCGCTCGTTCTCATCCTTGACCCTGTGGTACGCCTGTCTCAAATGCTCAACTTCTTTTTTTAGGCGTTCAATTTCGGCTTTGTATTCTTCGGGGGTCATTCTTTCACCTTATAAAATTTCTTAGAACCCATTCGTATTAAGTCCGCAATACCGTTCTCAACAAATCTGTTTAAGGTACGACCTACTTTGCCCTCGCTTGCAATCCATTCCCTTGCAATAGTCTTTGCCTGAACGGGAGTTTTTGGATGAGAAAGTAGATACCTCCACACCTTCTCTTCAAAATTGGTCATCTCAATTGCCACTGTTCTTCTCCTTTATAGTCGGGTTCCATTACCTTTGTTTCTGTTCGCACAAGGCCACACTTGTTTCAGCGCATCGGTAACTAACATATCTGCACTCTTATGGCGTATGCCGGGATTGGCTTCGATATAACTTTTTGCCACATCCCTGACCTGACCATTGGTTACACCGGCTGGCGGACAACTGAAAACGTGTTGTTGGGCATCGCTAACCCCTGCCACATACCCAAGGGCAAACATCCTTTGAACTACCTCTTCGCTATTCATTCTTGATAGCAAGTCATTACCCGAAAGAAACTCAGCGCTTGCCACACAGGGAACAAACAGCAAACCCGCAATTAGTTTTTTCATAATAAAGCCTCTCCTATTTCGTTTAGCATTTTCTGTTTTTCCTCTTTGTCAGTTATCTTTTTTACTTGGTTAAAATACTTTGCTACAAGTTGCCGTTCTTGCGGTGTCTTAAAAGGCCAATTCCATCTCTCCCATGTCAGACCTGACGGGTGCCGGGATGTATGAGTTTGAGTAGTCATGCAGCCTCATCCTCATCTAGTTTCTCAAGTTCTGCTTCGTAAGCCTTGGTTAGGTCTAATATGTTTTCTTTACGTCGCATCCATTCGTAGTTGTACCTAAAGTTTCGGCGCTTAATTGGGTCAAACTGAGCAATCTTTCTATTCATGTCAAACATCAACTTCAATAATCTTTCACGAAACTGCTGAGGATCTATGTCTAAAATGCTCAAATAAGTATCAGAATGCTGGAACAAAAAGTAGATTGCAGAAATTGCCTCATCTGTGGGTATACGCAGTCTCCCTAGTCTGCGGGGTTTTGATTGCGCATCTTGAATCGCTAAAGCCACAACCGCAGATAGCAGTCTACGATTAGCAGTGCCCTGTGCCCTGTAGTCTAGTTCGTATGACATGCTATTGCTCCTTTTGCAACTCAATTAATTTTTCAAGGTAGTGCGCGGCTTTATTTAAATCATCAACGCCACCTTTGCTTTGCCACCGAGAAACGTACTTAATAATGTTGCCCTCAAAGTACCCGATGTTGTTGGCAGCTATGTAATCCCAAGGCTGAATAGACTTGTCCTTGTAATGCGTACCGCCAACCTGTTCATCATTTGCGCTCATGGAAACACAATTCTCCTTATCTTGGTTTGTTTTCTAGCCCACTTAAGAATTAGTTCATGCTCTTTTGGAGTCTTAAAGGGCCACGCTAATTTACGCATTTCATAAGGTACATCATTTAGAGGGAAAGTAACCTCTTCAACTTTGGGGGTTTTCTTGGCTGTCATCTCCATTGTCCTTTTCCATTGTGCTCACAGTCTTTTACGTGGCAAAACTTTCTGCATGTGAAGTTCGGTCTTGCGTTCCATACGTCGTTTGTCATAGCAGCCTCAAGCCTTTGAATCTCAGGCAACCATCGCCCCCACGCATCTTCTTGTATGTTGTTTACAAATGAGGCTTTAACTAAATCTTGGGCTACAACAAATACCAACCCTGCTTTTATCGACTGCACATGGGGGAAGTGCTTGAAAACTAATAGCGCCAGAAGTTCTAACTGTTTAGTATCAGCATACTGAGAAGACTTGCCCGTCTTGTAGTCCACAATGTGAGCATGATCCCCATCAATAATTAGCAAGTCAGCGATACCTCTGAACCACACATTCTCATCTTTGAACCCAACCGGCTCAAAGTCTTTAGTCAATCCCATCTCGTACTCACACAACTTAATACCGGGAAGCGCCTTGAGCGCATCTAGCGTCGGCTTTATGAAAGCGTATTTGGGGTCTAGTGACTTGTCCCCACATACATAATCTTCGGCTGCTTTGTGAACCTCTGTGCCATAGTCAAGGTGTGGAGTCGGCGGTTCAACAATATCTTTGACAATCCGCATTCGATGATACTTGCGGGGGCATTGCTGAAACAGGGAGATGCTGCTGTATGACCAAGTATATTTCATTCTTTGATATGGCTTTTAACAGCCGCCCTCATTAGCCGCAGTTCAACGATTGCTTGCTCGATTGTAGACGCTGCTGCTACATGATCATTCTCAAGTAAGTGTACGTGGATTTCTTTTAATAACTCTTTTACTTTTAGTTCGTGAGCCGTGTAGTTTAATGCTGTGTCTATTTTCATAGTTGCACCCTGTAATGACGCTACATTGTTATATGCTTGCACACCTCTAACATTCACCATAACTATCTCCATGTCCAATTTCACACGATAAGGGCAAAGTCTCTGCCCATTTTGGTCGCCACTTCATACATTCGGTAATGTATTTTGTCGCTTCATCCACCTCTTCTTTCTTAACAACACATGCAATTGCGTCATGCACCGTAAGAACAACTCGGTATTTCTTAGATATCCGCAGCATCTGTTCACCAATTACGCAACGGGCTACGGCTTGGCAGATGTTCTCCACCACTTTACCGCCATAAATCTTGGTTGTGCCCTTGCGGGTGTTGTATATGTAGTGCCTTTCCCATATCCCACTCTTGGGGTTCTGCTCTTCGATTGCACGCAGATTCATGTACTTCAAAGGCAGTCCGCTTGGTAGGTCAAACCCAACTCCGGGAAGCAAACTTACTGCCTGTGGTTGCGTACCAAAATCACAAGTCTTAAGATCCTCACTAGCCAAAGCATCTAGGCATTTTTCAGCCTGTGCCCACAAGTTCGGTATCCTTGGGTATACCCCACGATAGGTATCAACAATGTGCTTACAGAGTGGGTCAGTCATCTCAACGCCAAAAGTCTTTAATTGCAGTTGAAACTTTTTCCACCCCATGCCATAGCCTGCGCCCAAGATGGTTGTCTTACCCACAAATCGCTCTGCGGTAGTAATGTTGTCAATTGGCCTGTGGTAAATCCTAGATGCCATGATTCTGTAAACATCTTCGCCGTTTTCAAACGCATCTACCAAATCAGTCTGCCCCGCTAACCAAGCAACAGTCCGCGCCTCAATCTGAGAGGAGTCGGCATCGATTAGCACATAGCCTTCGGGCGGGATAATGGCATCCTTGAGTTTAGATTTCCTTGGTAGGTTCTGAAGATTAAGTTTGTCGTCTCCACCCCATCTGCCTGTGTGTGCAGCGTAGTACCGTAGGGGGACAGGGAGGCTCCCGCGCTTCGCTATTGAAATGAATCGCTCTGTCCTTGTCTCTTCCAAAGTGCTCTTTGCCCCAAGTCGAGCAGCCACTAGCGCCTGCACTTCTTCGTTTGGGTGCTCTGCTAGGGCTTTAAAACCGTCGTCACTCTTGGCTAATGCCAATGCCACTTTGCCTGTGGTAGGGCTAATCTTAGTCGGAGGGCGCACACCCAAGGCTGCTAGTTTCTCAGCAAACTTTTGGTTGCTCATCAATGTCTCGCGGTCAGACATGGCCTTCTCAACCAATGCTTCTTTGCGGTGTTTAACTTCCCCCAAGTGCTGTTCAAGCATAGGTAGGTTCAATTGCAATACGGGGTCGGTAAACATCTTCAAAGTTAGATCAATTAACTTAAGCTCCTTAAGTTTGTAGTTCTGCTTCAGGATGTTGTAGATGTTGTAGCAAAGGTCTACGTCATTGCAACAATACTTGCCGTACTGCGCTAGTTCTTCGGGGGTAAAGTTGACCCGCCGTTTTCCCATAGCCATGATGACCTCGTTGCCCTTTTGACCTACCCCGAGACGATCTGCAAGTTTTGCAAGGCTATTTGATACTTCGTTGTCAATCGCCCTAGCCATGCACAAGGTGTCTAGCCATGCCATAGGTTTGATACCAAACTTCCAAGTAAGGATCGCGCCATCGAACATAGTGTTATGCGCCAAGACAAACGCCTCAGACCACTTAAACTTACCTAGGAAATGCATGGTTTCAGAGTATGTACCGCTAAACCATTCTGTCTCGGCATCGTCAACCTTTACGCCAACCCCTATCACTTCAAAGTTGTCGTCACGCACATACTCTTCTGTAGTCATCTTTGAGAGCGAAAACTCTTTATCATAGTACGTCTCAAAGTCTACTGTAATGATCATGGTTTTTTAACTTTCGCAATTGCGAGGGATACAGCATCAAAGAAATAATTAGGTGGCTCTTTTGTTTTATCATGCATAATGGTAGCCATGATAGCGTCTCGCGTAGCCTGCCGTCTTAACTTAACGTATTTGCGCGTAATCAAAAACTTTTCAACCCGATTAAACCGGCCTTCTTGTAATATATCGTTCCATTTAGTTTCTACATGACGTGACTCAAAAGGGTGTACAAACTCTTCGGGGCACATGTCCATGCGCTCAAGCAATATGCGCACTTGGGGGCTAACAAACCTATCACGCATCGCTGCCCATCCTTTTCTCAGGAACGGTCATCATATTTAGCCAAATCTCGATGTCCTTCACATTCTCTTCGTTGATGACAAAAACCTGACCGCCTGAGTCACGAATCCGTTGGAGTTCTTTTTCCTGTAACGCGGTAGGGCGCTTGCTTCCCGCTTTGCACTCGATGGCAAAGAAGTAACCTCGGTAGCAGCCAATGATGTCGGGAACGCCACTTCGACCATAACCGCCCGTTGCGGGCATGAAGTGATAGACCTTATTAATTTCCAAGATGCGACGGATTCGCGCCTTGACCTTGCCTTCGGGTGTAAACCCCATAACTATATCCTCTTGGTATTAGATCCTTATCTCACTTCGGAGATACTTAACGCAAGATTACACCAAGGAATAAACAAAAGCAAGGGGGCTAGGTAAAAACACCAATAAAAAAGGACAACCTGACGCTTGGTCAGATTGTCCTGCTAGATAAGACTAAACTACTAGATTGCTAGTGAGTTACTATGACATTTCCTGAGACAAGGTAGAAAAGATGTAACTTCATATCATCGACAGATACCTTCATCTTGATGCCTGTCCCTTCGATTGGTTGATTGTCCTCCATAACTTTCAAGATAGTAAACTTTTCTTGGTAGTTCTTGGGCAAGTCGTAGGTAGACTCCAACTTACTAATCGTATGGGCTTGCAAATCCACTACGGTTAGTTTCTCTTCCCTATCAACATAGACAATTACACCTTCCCGAGACGACAAGGCATTACCTACCGATTTTGCTATTCGGCAAGTGTTTTGCGCTTCTTCAAACCTTGGGCTTGTTACCTCTTGCAAAAGTTTTGCATCTATGGGCACGGGGCTTCCCTGTATTACGCTAACTGTATAGGCAAACGCCGTTTGGAAAAAAGGTCTGCACCGATGCTCTATGTCGTTTGATGCATGGTAGATTAGACCACTCATTTCTGACCGCATCGCCTCATAAAACTTTTCTGCCAAGACATTTGGGGCATCTTTGACAAATACCTCCCCCGCAATCTTTAGCGCAGACTTTAGGCTGCCCGTCATTTTCAGATGGGCATCCCCCCGCTCTTTCCTAATCTTCCTAGAGTAGATCCTGTATGAGAAATGATACCCCTTGTTTCTAGAGTAACCCTCAGACCAACTTACTGAACCAAGTTTCTGATCTCCGCTAAATACCTCAAATGTATTGATCTTTCGGGCATCCCCAATTGCC